TTTTTGTTTTATATTTTTTTGTTCTTGTACTTGTACCTTTTCTTTATTTTTTTCTTGTTTATCCTGATTTTTATCTATACTTGGACCCCAGGCTTCTTCTAATGAACAATATGATATTTTTGACATATTAACCTCTACTATAGAATTAGATTTTTTTAAAATAAAAAAAATATAGATAAATTTAAAATATAAAAATTATTATATAAACATAATTTATGGATATAGATATTTTAAAAAATATATTTATGATATTTATAATTATATTATTAATTTTTATATTATCAAATGATAAACAATACAATAATTTTGTTACTAAAAATAAAGTAAATTATTTAGTATTATTAATTTTAATTTATTTCATTTATATAGATATTTCTATATCATTTATAGTATTATTTTTACTTTTTGTTTTATTTAGTAATAAAAACTTTTATAATAGATATATTTTAAATAATAAATACTTAAAAGATTATTTACCAAATTCTGAAAACTTTGAAAATAATTCTGACTCAAATGAATATGACTTCAAACCTTTTAATGAATATGATAATGTAAAAAGTATAGAAAAAATAAGTAATGAAGAAGAAAAATCTTCAAATAATGATAATAATGAACAAAATGAACAAGAAGTAAGTAATACTATTGTTAATGAACCATTTAAATCAAAAGTACAAGATATAAAAAAACATTTAAATAATGCTATTAATAATATAAATTAATTATAATTTTTTTATTTATATAAATTAATGGATAGTGTACTAATCAATTTGTCAAATAGTCCAATATTTAATGGTTCAATTATGTTGTTATCAAATATTGGTGGAAAATATTTAGCATTAGATTTACCAAAAAACATAGATGTTTTATTTGAAAATTATGCTATATTGAGATATTTAATATTATTTTCTGTTTTTTTTATAGCAACAAGAGATATTAAAATATCAGTATTATTAACATTATTTTATTTTATTATTATAAAATTTTTGATAAATGAAAATAGTAGATTTTGTATAATAGAGAAAAAAAATAATAAATAATAAACAATAATAAATAATATTCTTTTATTATATATTATGATTCATACTATAATCATATTATTAATAATATTAATCATTTTTGTAATATTAAATAATTCATTAACTAATTATGAAAATTTTACATCTTCTACAAATAAAATTTATAATTATCTAATTATTGGTGCTGGACCAGCAGGATTACAAACAGCTTATTTTTTAAAAAAATACAATGAAGATTATATTGTTATAGAAAAAAGTAATAATAGTGGTTCTTTTTTTCATAAATTTCCCATTCATAGAAAATTGATTTCAATTAATAAAGTAAATACTGGTTCTGATAATAAAGAATTTAATTTAAGACATGATTGGAATTCTTTATTAAGTGATGATGATTCATTATTATTCAAAAATTATAGTCAAGATTATTATCCAAATGCTGATGTTATGGTAAATTATTTAAATGATTTTAAAAATAAGAATGATTTAAATGTAATATATAACACCAATGTTAATAAAATTAACAAAATAAATGATTTATTTGAAATTCAAACTTCAAAAGGTACTTTTAAATGTAAAAATTTAATTGTAGCAACAGGGCTATTTACATCCAATAAATCAACAAAATTTGATGATGTTATTTTATATAGTGATTTAACATCTGATAAAGAAAAATTTAAAAATAAAAATATACTAATTATTGGACAAGGTAATTCCGCATTTGAAACAGCTAATTATTTAAATGATGTAGCAGCATTTGTACATGTTGCTGGTAAAGGAGCATTAAAATTTGCTTGGCAAACACATTATCCTGGGCATTTAAGAGCAGTTAATAATGATTTTTTAGATACTTATCAATTAAAAAGTCAAAATGGATTAATTAATTTCAAAAAAAATGAAGATATTATGATTAGTAAAAAAAATAATAAATTTTATATATTTGGAATGCAATCTGAAAAATCTATAGAAAATAATTCATTTGATTTAGGAAATATAAATTCACTTATAGAAGATTTAGAAGGACAAAAAGGTTATGATTATGTGATTGATTGTACTGGTTTTAATATGGATAATTCAATATTTGGTAATATAAAACCATTAACAAATGGAAAAGTACCATTATTAAAACCTAATTTTGAAAGTAAAAATATTAATCATTTATATTTTGCTGGAGTTTTATCTCAGGAAATTTCTTACAAAAAAAGTTCAAGTGCATTTATACATGGATTCCGATATTTAGTAAAATCGATGGTGAAAATTAATACAAATAATATTCAAAAAATAAAAATAAATAATCAAACAGAATTAGTAAATAAAATTCTAGATAGGTTAAATACTAGTTCTGCATTATATCAGATGTTTGATTGTTTATGTGATATTGTAATAAAAGAGAATAATACAATTTATTATATAGAAGAATTACCTATTAAATATGTTTTAGAAAATTATATTCCAAAATATAATAAAGTAATTATTATTAAACTTAATTATGGAAATTATGGAGGTACTATTGAAAATAAAAATGATTTAGGAAATTCCTCTTATGTTTTTGGAGTAGATAGAGCTATTGGAAGTGTAAAAGAAAAAGCTCATTTAAGTGATTTTTTACATCCTATATTTATATTGTATGAAAATCATAATGAGACTTCTACTTTTCATTTATCTGAGAATTTATTATTTGAATTTAAATTAAAAGAAACACATATAAAACCACTTCAGAATTTTATTAAAAATAGTTTATCTTAAAAAAATAAATGTTAGTCGTTTTATAAAAATAAAAATTATTTTTTAATAAATAAAAATATTACCTAAATGCGTAATATTTTTTAAAAAAATATAAAAGTATTTTTTAATTATGACTGACTTTTTACCCAAATTTAATATTCATAAAGAAAATGATTTTAATGAAAGAAATACAAATAGCATTCCACTTGGAAATAATAATATATCTATACAAAAACAAAATTTTGATTTAAAAACAGACTCTATAAATAATATTAAGCCAATGCTAGGAAATACTAATAAAATACATATACCAGAAGGCACAAAGGTTAAAATTAAACCTTCACTTAGTAACAAAAAAGTACCAAATGATACATTCTCAATGATGGCAAATAATAAAAGAAGTGGAATGTCTTCTGCTGAAAATAGTGATGATGAAACATTAGAAAATGATATTTTATCTAATTCAAGTAATCAATCAAATATTAATTTTGATGAAGAAGATGAAAATGAAGAAATATTTTCAAATAATAGTCAAAATTATGAAGATAATGATGAAGATGAAGATGATGAAGAGGACGATGATGAAAATGAAGAATATGATGAAGATGATGATGAAGAAAGTCAATTAAGTGTTAAAAAGAAAGAAATGAGTTATGAAGAAATTCAGCAAGAAAAACAGAAATTATTATTTAATTTAGATAGATTACAAAAACAAGGGTATCCTCCATCTAAAAGATATTCTATGGCATCATCATTTGAGGATTTAAATTATGAGCATGAAAGATTAAAGAAACAAAGAGATGTTGAAAAATCAATTAAATTTAGTCGAAAAATATTAATGGCATTTACAAGTGGTATTGAATTTTTAAATAATCGTTTTGATCCATTAGATTTAAAATTAGATGGGTGGTCAGAAAATATGATGGAAAATGTAAATGATTATGATGAAGTATTTGAAGAATTACATGATAAATATGGCGAAAGTGTTAAGATGGCTCCTGAATTAAAACTTATATCGATGGTTGCTGGAAGTGGATTTATGTTTCATTTAACAAATAGTTTATTTAAGAGTGCTACTCCTGATCTTAAGGATATATTAAAACAAAATCCAGATATTATGAAAAATATATCTGAGGCAGCTGCTAAAAATATGAATCAAAATATTGATGATAGATTTGGTGCTGGTGATTCTATTGGTAATATGATGAAGTCGGGTATTAACAATAAAGTTTCTTCAATGAATTATTCTCAACCTACAATGAGTGGTCCAAAGGGAATTGACGATTTAATTGGAGAATTGAATGATGATAATGTCAGTGTTAGCAGTGAAGAATCTATTAACATGTCTTCTTCATCAAGAAGAGCCAAGAAAAATAAAAAAGGTGGTATTAGTTTAAATATTTAAGTTATCTTTTTTTTTTGTTTAAATAAATTTTATTTTATATAATATAAAATAAAGTAAATGATTATTAGTAATTTTCAGAAATATATAAAAAATGGAAAAACACGAGTCGAATGTGTTATTGATAATGTGAATAAAGTTTTACTTGAATGTGATCCTGAATATATAAATTTTGTACAAGATACTTATGATGGGTTTTTAGTATTAATGTTATGTGTTGCGATAAAAGAAAATAAAAATATTGAAATTAAAGGTAAAGTATCTTATAAATTATATTACAATATTGTTCATCATGTTATGCCTATTATTAAAATACTCCATCCCAATTTTTCCATAATACAAATAAAAGTAAAAGAATTTACTGAAGAGAATTATAAAGCAATTGGAAATGGTTGTGGATTAAGTTGTGGAATTGATAGTTTAGCATGTATTGAGGATTATTATTTTAAAAATTGTAAGTCTTATAAATTAACACATTTAACAAATTTTTTTGCTGGTGCTACAAAAAATAGACAAGTATATGAAAATAAATTAGTTAATATACGAAATTATGTTGCTGAAACGGATTTAAATTTTCTTCAAGTTTATACAAATTTTCATAAAGTAAATAATTTAGAGCATCAATATTTTCACACATTAAGAAATTTATCTGTACCATTATTCTTCCAAAAATTATTTAAAAGATATTATTATTCTTCATCTTTTGCTTTTCAAAATTCAAAAATAGTTCCTGGAAGTGGTTCAATAACTTCTGCTGAACCAATAGTTGTACCATTATTATCTACTGAAACACTTGAATTATCTATACATGGAGCTCAATATTCTAGATTAAGAAAAACGGAAATGGTTTCTAAAAATCTTCTTTCTTATAAATATTTGGATGTTTGTGTTCATCCTTCTTATTATGAAAGTATAAAAGAAAGAATAAATTGTTCAAAATGTTATAAATGTTTAAGAACTTGCAGCACATTAGATTATTATTGTGCTTTAGATAAATATACTAATGTTTTTGATATTGAAATTTATCAAAAATATAAAGAATCATTTTTAAAAAAATTAGAAACAACAAATCCTTATGATAGAGAGTTAAAATCAAAATATTATTATAAAGATAAACTTTATTTAGATATTAAATATAATATAACTTTTGAAGATTTAATAAAAAATATGCCATTGGAAAATGAATTGATTTTAAATCATAATAATTTTCATAATGAAAATAATAATACAAATGAAAGTGAAGATGAAAGTCAAAATGAAAATGAAAATACAGAAGAAAATAATCATAGTCATAATAATAATAATGAAGAATCGTCCAATGATATTAATTATTCTATTACCTATACACAAAATTTAAATGAAGAAGAATTAACTTATTTAACAAATATAAATTCAAATAATAATGAAGTAAAATCTGTTGAGGAAAAACCTGTTGAACATGTAGAAATTAATAGATATTGGTGGGCGTTTAAAAAAGACTGGGACTTTTTAAAAAATGCTAATCAAATTAAATCAAAAAAAGAAACAGTTGTAAAAAAAAATAAAAATTTACATTCTTCTGAATTAAAAGACCATGAAAAAAAAGAATTTAAAAAAGGTAAATTATTTAAATTAGAAAAGGAGCAAAATGACAATTTATATTATAAAATATTTATTTAGATTAAAATTTATATCTAATATAATGTATATAAAATGTCCGACAACCTAGAAATTAAACAGCAACCATCCGAAGGATTCTTATCATCTCAAGATGATAAACAAAAAATGAATGTAGCACTTACATTAGTATTAGAAGTCTATAGAGTAATGATGGGTGCTTTTTTATTAGTATTTGTTCCTCAAAAATGTGGAGATGATTTATGCTCCTTAAGTGAGCACGCCACTAGTGACTCTGTGTTTAATAAAGGAATTTTTGGATTAAATGCTTTTACCTTATTTTTATTTTTAATTTTATATGGAGTTGAAGTAAAAAGAGAACATAAATTAATTCATTATTTAGAAGTTAATAGAACAAAACCAGTTGATAATGAAAGTGTTGGTGAAGAATTACATAAAATTGAAAAAAGCAAAATCGAAAAAATTTGGAATTTAGATTCTCAATATTATTATTTAGGTTTAAGTGCCAGTTTCGTCTATTTAATAAATGCTGTTTTAAGTACTATTATTATTGCTGATAAATATTATGATTCTAAAACTATTACTGTATTAGCAACAAACATTTTATTTATGGGAATGAAAGTATATGATGTTTATTCTATCTGTAATACTAAGAAAAATGTATTTTATAGTGCTTATTTAACATCTAGAGTTCAATTTAATGATGTTGATCCTGATAAAAATTTAGAATTAATTGGAAATGATGAAGAAACTCCAATTAATGATGAAAAAAAAGATGAACCTATATCAAATGACTCTGTTGTAGTTGAAGGTGTTTAAATTTATTGTTTTTTATAAAAATATACTATTTAATTTTTTTAAATATTTATTTTTTTTTAGTTGTTGTTTTTTTTACTGGTTTTTTAGTTGTTGTTGTTTTTTTAACAGTTTTTTTTTTAACTGTTTTT